AATTTCCTGTATTAAATGTTGAAGAAAACCTTGCAGCAGCAGTAACACCCAGCGTTCCTGTTACAGTTAGATTTCCGCCTACTGTAGAATTCCCGGAAATAGCGGAAGAAGCAGCAGATACGGCATTTGAAACTGTTAACGACAAACCACTAATAGCACCAGAAAACGTACCTGTACCAGCGTTTAATGCTGAGATTGTTCCTAATGAAGTTAGAGAAGAAGAAGTGATTCCTGATCCTAACGACGAAGAAGTTAAAACTGCAGTTCCAGCAATTAAATAAGAAGTGCTGGTATTGATATTACCTGTTACGTGTAAAGGATAAGAAGGGGAACTGTTTCCAATACCAACTCTGTTGTTTACTTCGTCGACGTAAATCGTATTGGTATCTACGCTTAGAGTAGGAACGTTTAATCTTGTGCCGTCAAAGGTGAATCCAGTGGCACCCATAAAGGTTGTGCCGCCAAGATTAAATTGAACCTGATCGGCAGAACCGCCAGGAGTTCCACCAATATATTGTGGTTTTACTTTTTTAAGAGCTGAATCCGTTGCGTCCCAGATTAACAGATAATCATTACTTGAGTCCACAGAAGTAATCGCAGTACGGTTAGAAATTACTGTTGGATCTACTTTGTATTTAAACTGAGTTGCGTTTGAATATGAAGTGTCAATTACAACTTCGCCTATTATGGTTTTGTTTTTCCAACCAGAATCGTACACGATTAAATCTGACGAAGAAGGACTTGCTGAGGAGAAAGATCCTCCTGAGGAAATAAAACCTTCTACTGAACCAATAAGAGAATTAACCTTATCGGACCACTGACCCAACGAATCCGTATTTTTTAATCTACTAATTGTGGATGCCATTTAGATTAAACGTTTCCTTTTTCCGAGATTGCACGTAAAATGATATTCTTCAGGTCAGAAATTTCTTGTTTCAAATCGTTCTTTAACTGATCAACGTTGTCCCTAAGAGTATTTATCTGAGATTGAATCATTTGTTTTTCTTGTATTCTGCGGCGATACTCTTCACGAGCTTGGTCGTCGGTACAAAGTATCGCCTTTGAATTTAGATCGCGTACAATTCCAGGAGTTTCTGTTTTGATTATCTGCATATTACTCCACCACAATTGCTCTAAAATCAGCCACTCTTGGAATAAAGCTGGTGTTCGGGGAAGTCATCACGATCTTAAACTTGATCTCGACAAAGTCCTCATAGGTTGCGCCACCAGCTGTGTAGATCATCTTAGTTCCAGAACCCCCTACCTTTGTATAAGAGGCATTGTTGCTTGGTAAGTAAGTGTATTCCAGGAACTCAGTAGGATCTGGAGAGAATGAGCTAGTATCAGGCGAGCTTTGATCCATCAGAATCCAAGACTTAAGATCAATTACTTCTGAGTCAGAAGAAGATCTGATCTTATAGTAAACCTTTACATCAGTGCCAGAAGGTTTGTTAGCCGTCAGGAACACCTTAGCATATGAAGAATCATTCAGTAGTTTTACTGTTCTAGTGATATACTTGGCCCAAGCATTACCGCCGCTGACTCCTGTTTCGCCAGTTACGTCGTTGTTAATGATGTTTTCAATTTGAACAACTGATTGTCTGTTCGCATTAATAACAGGTGAAACATACGGAGAAGTAACAGTTGAAACGATCTTCTTCAAGAATGATTCAGAAGAAGCGCTGATGTTGTGCTGATAATTATATTGATAGTTCTTATTAGGAACAATCGTTGTATAAGTTCCATCAAGAGCACCCGTTGCACCTTGAATAGCAACCGATACCTTTGAAGAAGAGAAAGGATTAAAGTATCCAGCAGGAACCATTACAACGTCAGAAACACCAGGTCCTTCAGGTTTTCTGCTAAACGTGATTCCTGTTGCTCCTGGAATTGTTTTAAGAACGTCTTCGGACAAGACCGCAATATCTTCAACATTGTTGGCCATTCCGATAGTAGCGCCATTGTTGATATATGTAGGAAGGGTAGCACCAGAACCTGGCACAATATAATTCAAGAAAATCTTATTCAAATAAAGTACACGTGCGCCGTTATTAAAGGTGTTGCTTCTACCAGGAGTAGAGTCAGGAACAACAGGCACAAGTCCTGTAGCTCCGCCAACTAAGGAATCGTCCTTGCTATAGTATAATCTGATCATATCAGAATTCATTCTATAGACGTAGTAATCGCCGTATGGAATACCCATAAATCCAGTTGAACCAGTATAGGTAACTTTGGATCCATTTGTGTATGGGTGGAACTTGATCTTAATAGTTCTATTGGTTGAGTCAACAACACCAGATGTACCAGGGTCAAATCCCGTGGAACCGACGGTGGGTTTATCTTTATCGGTTGGTATAGTTACGACGTTATCTCCAGCTGTCGCGTCCCAGTCAGTAAACACAGTTGTCATTGTACCAGTAATAAAGTCGCAACGATACAATTTAAACATCAGATCTTGGGTTTGTTCAGCTGTCCAAGTAGAAGCATTTTGAGACTTGAATAAAGAACCAACGTAAGGTTGTTCCGAAATAACCTTTGTTGTTGCAACCTGTTGTTCTCCAATTTGAGCAACCCATGCTTCATAATTGTTTGAGTTGGAAATCAATACAATCGCATATTCCCCAGGAGGTAAAAACACAACGTTGGGGAATGTAACAGTAGTTGCGGTGGCTGCAGTTTGTGAAACATTAACATTCGCCGCTGCCACGGTTGTAGAACAAAGAACCTGCGAAGAAGAAGGATAACCGTTTGTTGTTTCTCTGATCTGTACAACAAGAGGAATGTTGCTGTCTTTTGTCTTAAAGTACAGGTCAACCTTTGAGATGAACACTCCTTCGGGATAGATAACAGGATCCACGAAAAAGGTTTCGGCTAAAGGATCGATTGGGCGAGGAGGAGTTGTTGTAACATTTCTCCAGAAAGGCGCATTAGGATCAGGAAGCGCAACAGGAATATTAAGAGTTGTAGTAGTTAATTCCAATCCTTGTGCTGTATATCTTGCTTCTGCCGAAGTTGTTTCCTGTGAACGGTTAGGTGTATTAGAAGCTGTCTTTACGTCAGAGAGCAAGAAGTTTCTGTCGCCGACAAAGAACATTCCGAAAGGAACATCAAATGTACCAGAAACAGAACCTGTACTAGAGGTTGTTAGAGCACCACCCAAAGATCCGTTTGTAGGAGTGACATATACTGAAACCAGCTTGCCATCAAAGAACGGATAAACTGTAGTATTCGGCTTCATGCCAGTAGCAGAGAAAGAAATTCTTCTGGGTCTGATATACTCAGACATATTGACATCTCTTACAATATCACCAGAAGAAATAGATGTTAAAGTAATAGGCGGAGGAATTGGTACAGTTACTTGTTCTGTAATTGGATTTTGTACAGTCTGGGCTGGAATAATTAAGGTAACTAACTCTTGAGTCAGAGCCTGGGTCTGACCGTTTGGATTTACAGATGTTGTAGTTGTGCTCGATTGTCCGCTGGTGTTTGTTGAGGTAATAGCAACAGTATTAGAACCAGTTGTATTAGTAACGGATGTTGTTCTCCACCAGGACAAATCTAGTTCCGGGATGTTGGTTTCTTCAAACCCTGTTATTCTGGTTTCTGTTCCAAACCACATGTTGTTCCACTGATTATACAGTGTTCCATAAGGAGTTGAACCGATAAGGATATTGTCCAGATTTCCGTTTGGATTATTAACATCAGCAGGAACCGCACGAGTATCTTTCCAGAAGTCGTTGTTTGGAGTTAGAGTCAGGTTGCCGATCCAGTTAAATACAGAGAACGGATTGACATTAACAGAGCGAGACGCCAGTGGCTGATTGATAAACGTCGCGTCTGTAAAGTTTTTCGTGATCAGATCGCCGCGCTGCTGGTAGTTTGAAGAATCAGCTGTTTTTAGATATAGACCATAAGCCTTTTGCCTAAATTCAGATCTGAGTTCCTGAGACGCCACGTCAATAGAACAATGATAATCAGAATTACCAGGGTCGCCAACGTTGTGACCAGTAAACGAATCTACGATAAATCCGTTTTTAAATCTATCAAACCCTGCTGTATCTTTTACATTGAACAACGAAGTGCTTTTTTCTAGAGCACTGAGAGAAGTGTAATATTCTACGTTTTCAATTCTCTTTTCCAGCTTACCAATATCTCTCATTGTATAACGCTTATTCTCAATAAACTTGGTAGAAATTGAGTTTGGGGTATAGGTGTAAGCAGGGACATACAATTGATATAATGTCATACCATCGTCAATATCTTTTGGTGCCTTTGGTGTTAACGAAGGAATTCCCTGAATATCAACAAACGCTCCGTCTACTGTGACCGCGATTTTATCGATTCTTGGTAGATAATACTCTGAATCATAACCAAAATTTGTATTCGCCGAAACTAATGTTGTAGAACCAAAGGTTAATGGATTAGTTTTTGTTGGTCTACAGTCAATAGAATTCAGTAGATTAATTTTCTTACCAACCGATGTTGTGTAGTAGTAAGGAATATCTTTGTTTGAATATGAATTTGCGCAGAAGAATCCATCATTAACACCGTGAGCCAAATAATCAAAGAACACAACCACAGCATCGTTTGTCGAAGAAACACCAGAATTTAACTTAATAGAAGCGATGTCGTAATAGTTGTCTCTCTGTCCGTTGTCTAAACTCCAGTTTTTGGTCGCGTCCTTTGATGGATTAAACCAATCTTCCATTACAGGATCTGTGGTGCTAGAGATAATCTTGTTTACTCTAGTTACGTCTGGAACGTTTAAACCAATCGCTTGCAAGTAAACTACTGCGCCGCTCGAGTGAGTTGCCGCAGTTGTTCCGTTGTACCCTCTAATAACAGTTAGAGAAGTTGTACCACCGCCAGACTGAACAAACATTTGTTCCGAATCAACTTTAATGATAGAAGCAGTAGGAACAGTTGCCGCTGCTAAAGTTACTGCAGTTGTTGTTGTGCTGCTAATTGAACCATTGAGGGTTGTTGGTTTAGCGTACACGATTCCTCTCGCAGAAGAAGTATAGGAAGTAGCTGCTGCGAAATAAGGACAAACTTTAAAGTAATCTGCTGTCGAGACAGCTGGGATTGGAGTAGCAAGAGTAATCGTGTCTCCGCTAAATGAAGAGATGGAATATGTAGTGTCGGAAGCATTTGGTCCACTTACAATTTTAAAGAGAGGATTACCAGGAGTTGTATTGACTAATGCGCTGGTAACATAAGAAGGAACCTTTACTGTGCTGGTCGCACTAGCTGCTAGTTGAACATATCCTTCAGTAAATTCTGAATTCTTCTGAGTCTTTGTGTTTGGACTTGCATTGTTATTATTGATAACAGCAATTATGTTTACAGAATTTGACTGAGAAGGAGAAAATGTGATGGTGGCAGTTTGTTGAGATCCTGCTCCTGGACTGTCTAGCGCCAAAGTAAAGTTTGTCAGTTGAGCGCCTGTGCTTGCGTCTGAGATAATATATCCATACTGTAGAGCTTCTGACGCTGTTAATGTAGTCCCTGCTGCTCCTTGAAATCTTTCTCGAGAAGATCCGGATTGAATAGTACACGCATTTCCAGCAACAGCTACGGAAGAGTAATATTTTCTGTAAGTCAGCTGGATATCTGTTAATTCTTTAACAGCTGTATATCCAGTATTGTAAACCAATGGAGAAATACCAGGGTTTAATAAACCCATTCCCGTTGCACCAGTATCATTGAACAACTGGAATTGTTTTTCTGAATTTGTGTAATTTAGTCCTGTTGCACCCGTCGCCAAATAGAGAACATTTGCAAAAGTTTTTGAAGCAGCAGTAATGGTTGTATCAAATAAATGTAGCTTGTAATTAGGACCCGTTGCTCCACTGTATTGAATGTCTCTTACTCTGGTATAACCGATTGGACCTGTCGCTCCAGCTTGGTCATAAAGGTACAATTTTTCAAAGGTATTGATATTTGGTAGAGAAGAAACAGGTTTTACATTGATGTAATTTCCATAATTAATAGGAGCATCTGCGCCAGAATATGTTTCTGTTGTTCTTGCTTTTGGAATATCTAGATCTTGAGTAGCAATTGTTTCTACTTCATACCCCTTAACATAAGCCTTACCAGAAGACAGTCTACCAAGAAACGAACCAGTTGCTCCTGAATAAGATTCAATATTCAGTAAGAACGGACGAACAGTATAGTCGCCTGATTCGTCGTAGGTTCTGCGAGCTAGAACCTTTGCAAGTTCATTATATGTTGGTCTAGATACTTGTTTGTATAACTTACCTTGTCTGACTTCTAACAGCTCAATAAACTTACTTGCGTCTTCTGTATACCCTGTGTCCTTAGATTCTAATGTAAGATTAATCTTAAGACGATGTGCGCCAGGAGCAGCGTAGTTATAAGACCCGCTGGCATTATCTAAGAGCGTATTATCTTGATCTTCGTCTATAATAGAAACTGAAGAAACAAGACCAGCAATCTTATCGGGAACGTTTGTATACTTATGTAAGTAGGTTGTTTGCTTTGAATTTAAAACAAATGTTCCTTTTGTGAAGAAAATACCATCATCAATAGAAACAGTTGAAGAATCGCCAATAACAGAATAAGTTTCTAAATCATTTCCAGTAAATGTACCAGATTTAATTGTAGCCCAATTACCCTTGCCTTCTAAAGAGATTGTTTCTCCTTCTTCAAAAGCAAAACCGTTTAAAGGCTTGTAGATAAGAGTTTTCGGTTCGGTGCCGTCAGAGTCTGCAACAACAGTAACTAATCCCTTGGCATAAACTCCGTTATGAGAGGTTGTGCCTGTTATAACTAAATCCTGTGCATCATCCACTATTACTTCATAAGAATTGTAATTGGTTTCAATTGTAAGGTATTTTGCAGTCTGTGTGTCAATTGTGGTAAGACCACCAATAACAATCGATCCTTCTTTGAAAACATGCTTCCCGAATCTTTCTACTTGCATCTGTAGAATAGACTGTAGTTGATTGAGTTCTCTTGTCTGGACTGCATACCCAGGTCGGAATAGAATTCTCAGGAAGTCTTTATCGACTTCAGGAATACCCGCAGAATTTAATTTCTCTGGGGAATAATCGTCAAAATATGGTGCAGAATTTAGTTCTGTAATAACGCTCATTTGCGCTCTTGCCTCTATTCCTATTTAGTATTGGATGATTACTTTAACATCTTCGATCTGATCGGGATATCTTGTAATAGCTTTTCTATTTTCGATATAAAGAACATTGCCCAGATTTGATACTGCTGTCGGATTAGTTGCGGCAGTAACTGTTGAAGAGACAGCACCAGAAGAAACATTGTTTGATCCATTAAAAGTACCAGAGATGGAACTTAGGTATAATTTCTTTGGTGCTGAAGTTGAATCATATTTAACGACTTTTCCAGTTGCACCAGAAGTTGCTTGTGTTACAGTAGAGTCTGCAACAAATGGACCGTTTGTTACTGTGCCTAATTCTAAAACAACTGTCTGATTAATAACGGAAGAATCTGCAATGATTCCATAATGAGAGGTGGTGTCAGGTTGCACGTCCCAAGAATCAGAAAGAGTAATAACAGGAAGCAAAGAAGTTGAAGAGATTTTTCTTACTTGTCCCTTTCCTGGCCCATCTAAGATTATAATCTTTTTGCCTGCACTTGGGTAATAAGGCTTTGTGGAATCAGCATACGAGTGAGAAGTGTTCAATCCCATCTGAGTAGCAACGTTTAATCCCGTGGCACCTACTGTGTAGTAAGAGCTGGTAAAGATAGGATCTAGTATAAGAGAGATCTGACGATATTCATTTGTGTCTACAATAGAAGCGCCTTCGTCGCCGCTTACTCTTACCTTTACCATTACATTTGTTGCGTTTAATTCTTTTACAGGATCAGCGCCGTGATATGGAGAAGAACCTGCCACAGCATTTGTTTGAACATCCCATTGCAAACTGCTATCGTCAGAAGACAATGTCTTTACTGGAATCCAAGAAGAAGTATAGAACCTTTCGATATCAGCGGAAGAAAGAGTAAACATATACTTCCATTGATAACTATCGGCAGTTGTTTCTGAAACTCCAGCCGCTGTTGATGTAGAAGTCGGTTTAATTGTAGAAGCAGCACCAGAATTATTTCCCAGACATTTATAGACATTATATTCGTCTGTAATTACATAAAATGGTCTTAGGCTAAATGTAGAAGAAGAAATAGCCGAAGGATCTGAGATTGTTACAGTTGGAGCAGAAGTATATCCAGAGCCACCATTAGTAATAGAGACAGAGATTACTGACCCTGAAGATATAGTTGCAGTTGCAGAAGCCGAACCAGAACCAAAAGTAACAGTTGGAGCAGAAGTATATTCAGAACCTGGGTTAGTAATAGTAACAGCAGTCACTACACCGCCTGTAATAGTGACCGTGGCTGTTGCAGTTACATAAGTCTTAATTCTGGTTAGATCGGTAATATCTTCTGAAGATGAATATTGTTGATACCTCGCACCTGAAACCCAACCATAGTTTCTGATAACTCTAGCCGCGTTTGTTGACGAAACTTTCTTCGCATAAAGCATGTCTGTAAAGACATCAGAAGTTAGAGCATAAGAATCCTTGGGGATATCTGGTAGATTTTCATTTGTCCAGGAATCTGGATTAGAGAAACCAAAATAGACCGATTCTTCGGCAATGGTATTTAAAAAATTATCAATGTTCTTGTGTCTCAAATTTGATGTTAAAATGTTTGGCATTTTTCCCTATACCTTTAGATTACGGTAATTTCTGATTCTGATAAAACGTTTGTTCTCTTACCAGATGTGTTGTAATAACCCACAACGGAACCCACTAATATATTTATATCATTATATGAGATTTGTGTGGTATCAAACTCAAACGATCCAGGGTCTTTAATAACATACAATAAGTTTCTTTCTTTGTCCCAATATTCTACCTTCCCCTTTGCTCCACTGGCTGGTTGTAAGATATTTTCTCCAGGTTCAATGATAGATTCATCAAAATAAACATAAGGAGCTTCAACATACTCAGATCCCAAGTTTGTCATAGTAATCGAGGTAACAGAATCATTTGTTAATGTTGCAACAGCAGAAGCACCTGAACCTCCGCCTTTTCTAAATGTTATTCTCGGGGTTTTAATGTAACCTTTGCCGCTGTTGTCAACGGTACAATTAAACACTGTTGTTGCGGTAACTGGATCCAAAATGGCTGTTGCGTGGGCTGTTTCAAATTTGTTTAAAGCGTCTGGTATTGATAAAATTACACCTGCCATAGCTGAATAATTCTCAACCTGTGCTGTTGGAGAATTAGTGTTGTACACATTTACATAAGCATACCCTGGTGTTGTTGGTGATGTCGCACCAACTTGAGTTAAAGTTACCAATGGAGTAAACAAATAACCGCTTCCTGGGTTAACAATAGTAATTCCAGTAATGGCTCCTGTGGCTCCTACTGCTGCAACCGCCGTGGCAGTTGTGCCGTAAGGAGGTGCACCGATTGTTACAGAAACATAAACGCCTGTAGCACCAGAAGAATATCCAACGCCACTATTTGAAATTACGACCTCAGAAATCCCTGTTGCGCCGGAAGTATAATATCCATCATTAACCGAACCTGTGGCACCTGCAAAGTCAGGCACCAACCAATAAGTAGAATTCGAATTAGGACCAGTTGATCCTACGTTAATTGTGTGTCCTGAATTAAATCCTAGAACACCTGTAGCACCATACGTTGTGACCTTAGAGAATTGACCTGCTCCTGGACCTGAGGTAACGTAGATTCTCCAGTTGCGATAACGGTGGTCGGTTTTATTATAGGCAGTTGCACCGATAGCATGTCCCGCAACCGAAGTCGAATTGTATCCTCTTGTAGCAGAGATATTAAAACAGCCTGTTGCACCGACAATGTAATTTACAAGAAGATCTTCTGAGTCAATTGCAAGAACGTCTCCGACCTTTACATTAAAGTTCTCAGAAGTGTTCAGAACAAATCCTGTAGCACCCACCGCTGCTGTTGCTCCTGTTGTTAAAGTAGAAATAGCGACAGGCGAATAGGGAACATAACGGTTAGGATCTAACACAGAAAGACCCAGAGCAGTGGCAGTTACATACGCAAATCTGTAATTTTGGATAAGTCTGTATCCAATAGAAGTGGTAGAAACACCAGAAGTAAATGCGCTGTTAATAGTAATAACAGAAGTTGTTGGATTATATGCAGTTACATATCTGTAATATGAAGTAGCTCCATCCGTTATAATCACAGACCAATTAACAAACTCGTCTTTATTAGTAGAAAATTTTGTAGCATCGGAAATATCAATTGTAGTATATGCTGTATTAGCAGTTACATTAGTTGTTCCGGAAAAATCAACATAAGGCGTTGGTATTGAATCTGATTTGGATTTATCTATGTCAAGATAAGTTGGACCAAGATCGGACAAAGTATATCCAATTCCGGTTGCTCCTGCACTATAAACTAACTCAGATACATAATAATCATCTGCGCCAGTAAACACATCGGTCACAGAGAACAATCCAGTTGAACCGAGCACCACTGATTTTTCAAGATTTAATCTGATAAAATAAACAAGCCCAGCAGGATGAACTAATTCCTCTAACAAACCCTTGAATTGCTTAATCGATTCTTCTGATTGTAATTCATAAGAAAAATCTTGATAGTAATAAGGCAGTGCACCAGAAGCACCGTAAGCAATGTTTGGTGATCCTTGAATTTTCTTTGTAGAATCTAACTGCCCGTCGTCACCAATGTATCTACCGTTTGTAGAATAAAAGGCACCTGTGGCTCCATCCACATAAGTGTTGCCAAGTATACCTGTGGCACCTGTAATTGGATAAGTCAGTACAGTTTGTCCACCTGTGGGCGAAATGTAGCCATTAATTGTGGAAAGATACAATAAGGCATGCGGACCAGTAGAGCCAACCCGCTCTGCGTTTTCTAGAATGGCAGTAGCAACACCCGTCGCGCCTGTGATTAACAGTCTAGAACCAACATACTTATTCTGAAAGTCAGAAATATCTGATGGAGCTGGATACACTCTAAGAATATTATCCAACTGCCAGCGTCCTGCCGATGTACGAAGCACATCAACTTTTGGATAATAGAAGTTTACGTCCACGTTAAACAGAATTCTGTACAGAAAACGGACAGAATCTTCAATACCAGTTGAGTTGTAGAACTGGCGGATAAACTTTACAAACTTAGTTACTTCTACTGAAGAAGCATCTGAGTTGTACAAATTCTGAGGTAAGGTAGGAATGTATTCATTTTTCAAGAAATCGATGAATAATTCCACTTCATTATCGATATCTCTTGCCTGAGAAATAGATTTAGAAGTTTGACTTACTCCACCAGGAGAATCTATAATAACGGCTTCGGCGGTGGCTCCAGTTCCAGTTATATCTTGAATAACTATTCTTGGCTTTTCTTTTGATCTGTATCCACCACCGTAATTTGTTACTCGGATTTTCTCGAGCTTTCCATTTATAACATACGGTTGAAAGGTCGCGCCTTTGTTGTCCTGGATATATTCACCATAGGTAAACGAATCCGGATTTGTATCAATGATTTGTAGGGTAATTGTGGGATTAGCAGAGTAACTCTTGCCTGAATTTGTAACCTTTACAACAGGCAATTGTCCACTGGATCTGTCTAAGTAACTATAGTATTCCTTTATAAAGGATACAAATAATGGATATTCTTCCCTTACATACTGTGGGATTATTCTATCTACAAATAATGATCTCTTGAAGTTTAGATCCATTTTAGGCTACCTGAACGTCAACCTTTATGTCGGTATCGAGTATGGTGATAATTGTGTTTCTGTAAGAAGAAATATCACCAATGGAAAAGTCTCTTGGTTTTGCAATTAAGTCTAATGTAGAATCAGAATTTACTGAAGAAGGCGAGAAATTAGTTAACGTAACTTTACCAGTATCATAGTCAACTGTTCCAGCATTTGAATTAACAATAGACTTAACGTCTGCATTTGCCCCAGTGTATTTAAAGATTCTTAGGATTCCGTTTTCGTCGTCGTCAATAAACAAGTCTTCTGTTGGAGATCCAATTCTAGAATCGTTTACCGCTTTAAATGGAAATTTGTTTTCAATAGAACCAGGATGCACGCCGTTCTGGAAATCGATATTATAGGTTAGAGATTTATTCAGAATAATTGGGATATTTTTTCTCATTTTAAGAGTTGTAATATTCCCAACAATTGAAGGATCGGTTGTATCGATAAGAGTAGAAAACTTTGAGTAGTTAAACGAAGTTCCGAACTGAGTAAGAGTTGTATCATTAAAGGTTTGGATTTGATCTAAAACTAAAGCCTTTATCTCAGCTGCAGTATAAAGAGTCTTGCGGTTGTTAAACTTGACATCAGTTGAAATTTCGAGGAACAGATATTCTGGGTCAACAACCTCTGGGATAATCGAAACAATATTTTTGCTTTTGATTACTTCGTCTGTGATATATTTCTTGGCTGCGTTTGAAAGGTAATACCCATCTACAGGCTTAAACGAGATAAAGACTTTTCCATAAATCGGAGGATCGTTATCTTGCCCACCCCATACAGAAATTGTTTGGGCTAATGGATAATCTCTACCGATAAAGTATTTGTAGTCTTCTGCAGTTACGGCTCTTCCCTGGGTTCTGAAGTTTTGTAAAGCGTTTAGTCGGATAGAATTCAGATCTTCTTCGGCATCCCCACCATACGAAGAAACGACATTGTAAAAAATGATATCGCCAGACCCAAATCGATTGTCAATTTGGGTGGCTAATTCGAAGTCAGAAGCACCGTTACTTAATTCCCCGTTTGAAGTCTGGTAGGAAATAATGACAATATTCCCAGCAGTTAGCTTTTTGCCTAGAACACCATCCCCAAAAGAGATCTCAAATTTCCTGTCTGTTGTTTCAAACAGATAGAAAATTTCTGAGTCTAGAGTTAACGTCTTAATGTCCGAGATTAGTTCATATGGTGTGGCCGCCGCGTCAGAAAAAGAAGATGATTCTAGAACAGTAACTTCAATAGAATCCAGATCGACATCAAAGTTGTTTATGTAGAACTTTTGGTGTACATCCCCAGTTGATGTATAACGGATAGAAACCGTTGATCCTTCTCGAACTGTAATGGCGTCAAACGTGTATGTACCATTAGCATCCGCCGTGGCAGATTGCGCTTCTACTGGATACCAAACGTAAGTTACGTTATCTACAGAAGATGTAAAGTAATTTGTTTTGTCTAAGGTAATCGCCGTTCCTTCAGGATCATTAGAAGAAATGGTAAACGATAATTCCGCAATAGAAGACTTTTTGGATCTTGGGGTATAACCAAGATTTTTTGCCAGAGAAACAACAGAGGATCTAGTCTGCGCCGTGTCAATAAAGTTCTCGTTTAACGCCATGTTAATGTACACGGCATTATAATGGGTGTTGTATGCTAGAATATCTGTAAGGGTTGATAGTGCCGAACCAGAGAAATTATAATCAGTGAATTTGGAATTGTTGGCAATAAACGCAGAAAGGTTGGCTTTTATTCTGGTAAAATCCAGATCTGAGATTAGTTTTGTTGTAGTGTCCGCCATGGATTATCTGACTCTTTCTAGATTTACCTTTACTGTTACTGGCTCTGGGATGTTAACAACATAAAAGTGTATATCAATTCCAATTGAATTGTTATCGATGTTGTCAAAATTCACGTCTACTTTTATTAACCTAGCTCTTGGTTCAAAGTTATTTATTACGTCTGAGATCTTTCTTTTAAGTGTAATAGCAGTAAACGCATCGGCATTTTCAAATAAAGAACGGTATACGTCTGAGCCAAGGTTTGGAGAAAATGGTCTTTCTCCAAGGTTTGTTAAGACTAACAACTTCACAGATCTTTTAACAGCATCGATATCTTTAAGGGTGTAGATATCTCCTGTAGTGCTTTTCTCCAGGGAGATATCAAAATCCTTGTATCTGTTCTGTACAATTTTTGCCATATTTATTATTTATTAGAGTACAAAAGGAATTCTTGGAATAGATGGGATCTTAGGTAGTTCAGGAATTGTAAGAATATTTCCTGTTGGTAAGATGTTTGGGTTCTTTAGTTTTTTTAACTCCATCTCTATTTGTGCCTGAAGTTGTTTTGCCTTTTCTTTTGCAATGCGTTCTGCTATTTGTTTTTTGTCGATCTTAGGATTTTCTTCCCCAGCTGCTGCGGCTTCTGCTTTAATCTTTTCAATTTCCGATTCAATTTCATAAGGAGAGAGTTGAGCTATGGATAATCCTGCGCTTTGAATATCTAAGGCAGTTGAATAAGCATAGTTTGGCAAATAAGTTGGAGTTGGTCTGCCTTGGTAAATAGCTATAAGATCTAATTCTTTTTGGTGTTCAGACTGTACCTTTGCGGCTTCCTCCTGAACTTTCCTGTTTGCCTTTTCTATCTTAGCGGCTATCCTGGAACCAACAACTGGAATCCCGATAAAGCCAACAGATGGAACGGATGGTATTGGAATATATGCCATATGATTTCCTTAATTCCAGAACGGCGAGCCGCCTCTTGTAACCGACGGAGCAAGAGCAGAGAATACCGAAGAAGCTGTATTAGTAATACTCTCGGCAAGAACGTTGACATCCCCAGTAGTTGCAATTTTAATAACTCCTAATGAACCAATATCTACAACTCCCCCACCAAGATTTAATAAAGCATTTGCCTGTAATCCTACTTTTGCTCCCGTGACTTGAACCGAAGCCATACCCGAAAGAGTTGCCTGACCGAGAGAAGTAACTCCAGCATATGATCCTCCAAATAAAGAAGAAGATTCTAATCCAGTCATATTTACAGTTTGCGCCTGAAGAGAATAATTTCCCTGGACTCCCACAGACATATCGCCGCCAACCTGAATATTAAAATCATCATCCACAGAAAGATCTAGATTTCCGTGAACATCTATTTTAGTATTATCACCTGTGACAACGTAGGCTTCTTTTTGTACTTCTATATTTGCATTACCTACAATTAAAACATTGCAGCCTTCGGTGGTTCCTTCTCTAGACCCACCAATTCTAATATTTGCATTACCATGAATATGGATATATTCATCGCCGTAGGTTAAATGGTAATTATCCCTAACAACTTTTGTGATCTTAGTCCCGTCTGCCTGGATTTCATAAAACGTTCCTGTCTTATGATACTCATGAATTCTTTCGTTATTCGGAGTATCGTCCCATTCAAAGGTGTGACCAGATTCTGTTTCCCAGACATGGTTATGTGGATACTGAGCGTTGTATCCAGGATCAGGTTCATTCCAGGGTTCACCACGAGATCCAGATTTATCCTGAGCTTTTTCTACATTTAAATCCAGGGTGTCAAACTTTTTGGGAACTATTGTTTTCTCAATATTTTCCCTACGAGCTAAACGGTGTACATCGTTTTCTGGAACATGATCTATCTTTGGATAATTTTCCTTAGGATCATTAAAGCCAATTCTTCCGTTTGGTAAGTCTTGGGGAATGCCAGCTAGGGTTCCAAACACAACTGGTTCTTGACAATTTTCGCCGTCTCTAAAAAACCCCACCACCCAAGTTCCTGGAAGTGGACCCAGCGGAGATTCCCCTACATCTGAAATAGCAGCAGAAGTAATTGGAGAAATTGGAAAAGCCCAAGGCAAATCTTCTGTAGGAATTAATTTCTTATTGTCTGTATGTAATCCCAGAATACGCACACGAACTCTGCCTAATTTCAAGGGATCAAAACGATCTTCTACGACCCCCTGAAACCAGACAAAATTGTCGAAACCCAGAAACTGTTTAGTTGATGGCATATTATAGTGGCTCTGTTGCTAAAGTCTCTTTAACACACTCTAAGTCAATAGTATATTCGGTAGTATAAAATCTGTGGTGTATTGAAGTTACTAAGTAATTTCCTGAATAAAATTTATCTTTGGCTCCACTTTCTGCTGCCTTTTCTGGCGATGGCATCTCAAATTTGACAACATCTCCAGCTTCAAGCAATCCATCTCCGAAACATTTGATGTTTAACTTAAAGTTATTTAGAGATTGTAACCTTGATGCCTTTTTAGAAGAGATCTCAGTAAGGTGATTTGGAGATTCTGGGGTCCCAGTTGCAGACATCATGTAAAGAGATTTAGTATATGGAGGCGAAGTAAACCTGTTCCCAAGAATATCTACAACCCCATGAAATAATTTCCCTGGTCCTTTGGGTGGTTTTTCGACATGTTGAAATTCTGAAAAAGAACCGTCATAGTTAAATGTATTGTGTTTCCAAGTCTTTGTGATTATGTCATGAGTAAGTAGGGTTGAATTAAATAGTCCGACTGTGTTGTTCTCTAAAGAATCAAAAGACTTAATAACTTCATAATTTATGACATTATTAAAAGACATATAAGACAAAATCTTTTGCGGATCAGACCCTGGATCGTCGTCAATATTTGACGGTCCGAAATATAAAGTCTTTCTTGGGTTGTATGACAACAACCAATCTAAAGAACAAAACCAGAATTTCTGAGAAACTTCTCCTGTCCAATCAGAGAGCTTAACATTATCTAAGACTTCGTTTTCTGTATTAATAACATCGTCTGCATAAAAGGATTGGAAAAATAACATCGGCGGTTTATACATTGAGTTTTCTGGAATTGCCCTGGAAGTTAACCAAGAAATTGCTCTGAGGGGAGTCCAGTAAGGGATAATGATATCGTTTAAATACTTAGTCCCGTGTATCTCATATCTACTGAGCGGATTCAACTTTTGAAGTACATTAAGAACAATATCGGAAATTTTCTTTCCTGAATAAGACTGGGAAAATCTAAGATTTTTGTCCAGGATTAATTCTTCAGAACAAAAATGTAACTCATAATTTTGTGCTCTGTCAGCAATTAATTCTTTTTCTTTGATGTCGGTTATTCTTCCGATAAACCTTATGACATTTTTCGGACCAGGTTTCCATCTTCCCAGATCGTCTTGGCGATAGTACTTTGGCAATTCTAGTTCAACTTCTAAGATCTCGTTTCCTAAAATGGAAAATCCGTCTGAGATTGGACTAGAAGTTAAATTAACTGTTTCTGTTAAAACCAAAAATCCTGTAATAGTCGGAGAATAGATAGACTCATAAAAATTCATTTCCCTGATAATACCTTTGTTGATATCGACAAACGTATTATCGTTTCTCAGAGTAACCTTGTTGATATTATATCTACCTGGTAATGGCTTAGGCATTATTGAGAAATTAGCCTTTCAAATTCAGCAACAAATGTATTAATAAAAGAGGGAGTGACAACGTAGAATTGTCTTTTCTTTTCGTTCTGAACTGTTTCCCACTCCAACAAATCCTGGGAATATCTCATTAATCTGATTCCTGAGGCACCATTTTGGTATTCTGAATATGTATAATAAGAATCGTAGTCTGTCCCACCTATAGTTAGTTTATTTAAGGGAGAAGTTGCACCTGTATATGACACTTCCTGGAAGTTTTTAGCTTTGTCTTCGTTTTCGTTTTCCAGATAAGTTTCGTAATTAGGTCTTACCCAATACTTAAATTGTTGGGTCGCCGCTGCTGCCGATCCATATTTGCCGACAATGTATTCCCCAAATTCTCTGTAAGGCAAGGGAAAATCATAGAACCTATCAAAAAGATTATTTGCCAGTAGGATTGTCCAGTAATATTCCTGGGTTCCATAGAGCTTAATAGAGATAGATTCTAGAGTTTCTCCTTCTAACATTGTATACTTGTAAAATACTGCCTTGTCGTCATAAGGAGAAATCTTACGAACAACCCTGGATGTGATGTCTTTTAATACAATAGACTTGTTTGGATCCAGGAAATCTGGGTATAGTAGATAATTAAACTTAGAAAAGTATGGCATAATTATTTTCCGAATAACCCACCAAGTGCTCCTGTCACTGAGTTGACTAACTGTTGTTCTTCTGCACCAGTTAACATTGGAGCTTCTTCTTTTTGGTGTTCATTGAAAACATCTGAGATAAGATCTTTGGTAATTAGTACCGTTTCCTTGAACCTGATTTTAAGATCAATTTCTACTGGTGCGCCTGTATTTCTGAACGTGGCGTATTCTCCTCCACCAGAATAGTCTACCTCCAGACTAGTGATAACGCTGGTTGCGATCTTGGAAAGATATGTGTTCAATCTACAAAAAGTTTTTCCCTTTTCGTCTTTATCAATTCTCCAGAATTGAATATTAAAATCTGATGGGTATTTGTATAGATACCCGCCTCCAACCAATGTTGGATGCATATGATATTTCAATTCGTTAATAATATTTTTGATTCCCTCAGATTCTTCTTGATTTTTTGCTATTAGCTTCCAGTTAAAATCAAATTCCCTGAACCTCGGACCTTGAAACAAAAGTTCTTTGTGCGGGTTCAATGCTAACTTATTTCTGAATCCTTCGACTTTAAGCCCATATATAGCAGCTTCTTTCACAAGCGACGCTGCCTTTCCTGCAATACCTCCTGCTATTGGAGCAGCAGCATTTAAGTATTTTTCAGCAAGGTCAGACATAGCTCCACCAGCAGACATTGCTAATTTAAGAGCTTCATTTCCAAATTCTAGATCTGTATAATCTACACCAAAGTTTGTTGCAATGTTTGTGGGAACAGGTAGATAGATAATTTTGGAAGTCTTTCTTCCTGTCTGGGGTGTAGGTGTAATTGTTAGAGAATTCCCAAACTGTTTATTACTGTAATACTTAGCTAATTCTTGTCCAGTTAATCTAGTTCCATCTAACGCTTTGATTGTTCTAAATTCGTCTTGTTCTTCTTCTTTAACCGTATCAGTGTTTATGTACAGAGCCATAAATTGATTGCCGAATCGGTTAGAATCTGTTGCAAGAGTTGAGGGATATTTTAGAGCTTCAGTAGCCATACAACTATTTATACTATAAATAACCATAATGAGGAACACTTATAAGGGAAAGTTCACACCGAAAAACCCACACAAGTACAGAGGCGACGTAAACAATATTGTCTTTAGATCTTCCTGGGAATATAAACTAATGAAGTTCTTGGACGATTATGACGATGTCTTAGAATACGGATCAGAAGAAATAATCATACCTTATATCTCTCCGTTAGATGGCAAGATGCATCGTTACTTTGTAGACTTTTATGTAAAGCTACGGGACTCTTCTGGGAAAATCCAGACTTATATTATAGAAGTAAAGCCATGGGTCCAGACTCAGCCACCTGTTCAAAAGAAAAGGGTAACAGCTGGGTATCTAAAAGAATGTCAAACCTTTGCTGTAAACCAAGCCAAGTGGAAAGCAGCAGAGAAATTTGCCCAGATAAACGGAATCCAGTTTAAGGTAATGACCGAAAAAGAATTGTTTGGTAGGCAATAAATAATAGTATGCCTTTAAACCTACAAGAATTCATTTCAAATGTTTCTAGTGACACTCTGAAAAAGTCTAGATTTGAAGTTAAATTTTTAAGTTTTCCGAGTGTAACTAGTGATTTTTTAAATCTAGACCCAACAGAAGAACCAGTGTTTAGAGGCGGAACCTTTGACGTTAAGAACCTGACGTTTCGATGTGAATCTTGTTCTCTTCCAGGAATGCAGTTACTCACTAAAGACTATAAGTTGTATTCTGGGATGCCAAACCTAAAAATTCCAAACGGTAGAGAACACGACGACATCGACTTTACCTTTATTTCTTCCTCAGAGATGAGAGAAAAAAAGGCGATTGAAGCCTGGATTTACACGATCAATAATTTCTCAAATAACAACCTGGCGTATTATGACGACATTAAAGCGGATATCCAGATAGATGTGTATAGCGACGAATTTAAATCGGCAACAGCAGATTATAAAATTACATATGAGCCTCCATATCAAGACGAAAGATTTAGAGGCACCTTGACTGAAATAATTCCAGGAACTCCATCTGGTCCAAAAAAAGTCTATTCAATTAAACTAATCGGCGCATATCCTCTCAGATTAGAAAGTCTTCCAGTTTCCTGGAACGACACAGATGAATTGATTAAATTCACAACAACGTTTACATACGAACAACTAGAATTTATAGCAGAAGGTTTTTCTCATAATGAAAAGACCTTTGATAGAACCAATCAACCCAGCGACATACCAGCTCAATAATAATGGAGATATTATAATAAATGGCATTACCTAAACTACAACATCCTACCTCTGAAGTGAAAATACCTTCTACAAAAGAGAAGTGTATTATTAGACCGTATACTGTAAAGGAACAGAAAATTCTTCTGATGTTAAAAGAATCATCAGATTCAGACGAGATAGTAAGAACATTAAAAGACTTAATAACTTCTTGCTGTAATACGAAAATAAACGTGGAAAAACTTGCTTACTTTGATCTAGAATACCTATTTCTACAGATAAGAGCAATTTCAGTCGGCGAGTTTTCTTCTCTTAGCTATAAGTGCAACAACATTGTTGATGACAAACGATGCGGTAAGGTTAATCAAATCGATATTGATTTGACATCTATATCAGTAGACTTTTCTGGGGTTAAACCAAAAGAAGTACAAATTCAGCAAGGTATCTCAATTAGGCTAAATTTCCCTAATGTTGAATCAGCGAAACATATTCTAGAATATAGAGAATCAAATAATATCGATTCTTTAATAGCTGCTATTATTAACGACGTAGATGTAATAAAAGACTCGGAGAAAATCTACGACGATTTCACTAAAGAAGAGTTAGCAGAATTCTTGTATGCATTACCAATTGAAGCCTTTGAGAAGATCTTAGAATTCTATATCTCTTGTCCGACGCTTAAAAAGGTTGTCAACTTTGTTTGTTCTTCTTGCGGTTATAAAGAAGAGATTACATTATCAGGAGTCCAGGATTTTTTCGAATAGCTATTTGTAATGACGATTTGACGAACTACTTTATCTCTAATTTCACTATGGCTCAGTATTATAAGTATTCATTAACTGAGTTAGATGACATGTATCCATGGGAAAGAGAAATCTATATTTCTTTATTAAACAAGCACATCGAAGAGGAAAACGAGAGAAGAAAAAATGCCAACAGAAATGGATAACAATTTTCAAGATCTTATCAGTAAGATAGATGCCTCGAATAACAATGTAGCAAGTTTAATTAAGTTACTTAAGCGCAACACAGCCGAAGAAAGAAGAAAACCAACGCCTCTTTCCGAAGAAAAGATCAGAAAAGAAAGACTCAAAGAATTTGAGCAGAAACTAATAGAACTGCGCTTTGAGAAAAACCTAATCGGATTAAAAGAAGACCTGGCGAAAAAACAAAAATCAAACCTCGAAAAAGAATACGATAATATAAAGAAAAAGAGGGAATCAATTAAATCCGACCTGGAAGCAATAAGAGAATCTAGGAAGTCAAGAAAAGAAAAGGATCCTCTTAAATACCTCAAAGCTGCTGAAAAGTTTAGAGAAGAAGGGGATATATTTGGTTCTTGGTTGTTCAATCTCATTTCTAAAAGAAAGAAAGAAGAAGAAAGAGCAGAAGAATACTTACGTCAAACAGAAGCCGAACAAGCACAAAAAGAAGAAGAACTAAGAAACCAAAAATACCAAGAAGAGGAAAGATTACTAACTTCTTTGGTAGAAAAACTAAAAGGTTCTGTTGCTGAAGTTAAGCCTGTTATAACAGATGCTATTCCCGTTGAGGAACAAAAGGCACCAGAAAAGGTCACTCAGGCAGCAGTTGAACAGCAAATCACTAGCCAAGAAAAGCTGACAGATGCTATTCTCGTTGAGGAACAAAAGGCACCAGAAAAGGTCACTCAGGCAGCAGTTGAACAGCAAATCACTAGCCAAGAAAAGCTGACAGATGCTATTAGGGAAAATTCCCCAAAAGAAGAGATACAGGCTCCTAAAATTCTAGATGCTTCTATACATGATTATTCTAAAGAATCTTTAAAGCAATTAAAAGAAACTCTATTAGAAGCATTTAAAGAAGGAAATTTAGCTAAGTCTTCAGATATGGGAATGGGCATCCCAGGGATCCCAGGTCTCTCGCCAACAAGATTGTTGGGTAGGGGAGCATCAAAATTGGGAGAACTGGCAGTAGGTGGTGGAGAAGCTGCTGCAGCATTAAAGGGAGCATCAAAATTAGGAAGAATTATTCCTGCTGCAAAAGGACTAGCGAAATTTGGCGGACCAGCAGCTGGTTTATTAACAGCTGGTATTTCTTTAATGTCTGGAGAATCTGCAGGAAAGGCTGCATCAAAAGGAATAGGAGCTGGTGCTGGAACTGTAGTAGGTGGTGCAATTGGCGCATTAGGCGGACCAATTGGTGCGTTTATTGGCGCAACAGTTGGAGGATATCTCGGAGAAAAATTGGGGGACAAATTTTACGGTTTCCTCGAGGATTCCAATTTCCAGGAAACTGTTAAAGACTTTGGACAAAAAATAGACGACTGGAATATTCTAGGATTCTTTAATCCAACTCCGCAACAGCAAGGACCAGCGAGAGTTCCAGCAATTGCTCCAGTTAGTAAAGAGATGTTAAAGGGATTTCCAGCAGATTATTCGCAAGACTTACTTAATGCTATAGGACAAGTTTATGCCACAGAAGGAAAAGTTCCAACAAAAATAAATTTAACACCAGGGAAAAATGGAGAACGACCAACATATGCAGCTGGGTTGGGACAATTCATTCCATCTACAGCTGTAAATCTTGCTAATAAACT